AAGCTGGAAAGCCACCAAAAGTCGCCATTACGGTGCTCATGCGAAAGCTGATTGAACTCGCCAACGCCCTCATCAAAGCAAATCGAAATTGGGTGAAGAAAGAGGCTTGATCAAGACGGATACTCTCAATCCAGGTTTCGCCCAGCAGCGTGTTGCGCGCGGCGCGCAACATCTCGTCGGAGCCTTGCGCTGCCAGCCACTCCCGCGCGACCTGCTCCCAGCTTTTCCAGCCGATCGGCGAATACAGCGCTGATATGTGGAAGCCGATCGCGTTCGGATCGGTACTGACAGCGGTTGCGCGCCATTCGCCCTGTGCCAGCATTTCTGTTTTGTGGTGCTCCGCGATGGATTTCTCACACCCTGCGCAGTGGTAGGCCGCGGTGTCAGGCTGCCCCTTGTCCCAGCGCAGCCGTTCAAACTGCAGCCATTGCATGTGGCCGCAATGCGGGCACGGGACAAAATACCGCCGCTGATCACTCGCCTCAAACTCGCGTTCAATCCGGCTCAGCCCCCGGATAGTGGGCGTCGAAACCATGAACACCTTGCGCCTGTGCGCGAAGGTCGTGGTGCGCGCTTCCGCCAGACTGACCGGATCGCCTTCCTCGTCGGCTGAGGCCGGATAGGCGTCGACCTCGTCGAGGAACACATAGCGCGCGGGCATCGAGCGAAGGCCCGTCGCAGAGTTCGCCCCGGTCAGCACCAGAATGCCGCCCGGGAATTCCTTGGACAGCATCGAATTGCCCGCATCGCGCGAGCGGGCTGGACTGACGCGCTCCTTTAGCGCCGGGCTTTCTTCAATCAGCGGATCGATCCGCCCGCGTGAGGTCCGCTTCGCCATCTCTACAGTTGGCAGCACCGCCAGCATCGGTCCTGGCGCGTGGTGGATAACAAAGCCGATCCAGTTATTGCCCGCCTCTGTCGCACCGACCTGCGCGGCTTTCATGAAGCTGATCCGTTGCGCGGGGTGGCCGGGCGACAGCGCATCCATAATTGCGCGCAGATAGGGTGTCCGCGCTGTCCGGTATTGACCTGGCTCAGCGGCGGCCCGCGACGACAGCTTGCGGTGTTTATCGGCCCATTCTGACACCGTCAGGTTCGGGTCTGGCCGCATTCCACGCCGCCAGGTCCGCAGGATGTCTTCTGCCCCCTCGAAGGCGAGGTCGAGGCCCTCGGTCAGGTCGCCGTCGTTCAGGCTGTGATCATGATCACCCTCATTCAAGCGAGACCCTGAGGTTTGCCAGGGCGTCGAGCTGCTCTCGGACATGGGTTTCCAGTACCCTTTGCAGGATCGCAGTTTCGATCGTCACGGGTGTGCCCGAGGCCTTCTCCATCTCTGCGGATAATTGCGCCGCCATCAGGGCGGCCACGCGGGTGGGCCAGGTGACCCATGTGTCGCGCTCCTGGCGTGCAAGGCGAAACACCAGCGTTTCTGCCCGTGCGCGGTCGACCAGCACGCCTTTCTTCTTCTGGATCGACAGCTGGCGCTCTTGGGCCTGGTAGACCGTCAGTGCCGTGCGCGCCTTCAGATAGGACGTGCTGTCGCCGGGCCCGGAGATGCTGCCGCCCGCAATCCCACTGCCATCACCTCCAGCACTCATCCTACCTCGCGAGCGCATTTGCTGATCTGGATCGGTCATCACTCCGCGGCGCGCATCCGAGGTGGTAGCGTTGATCGACCCATCCGGGAACAGCACCAACCGCCCGTTCTTGCGCGCCTTTTGCACGGCCCCGCGCGAAAGGCCGGAATGGGCGGCATAGGCGCGTTCAGACAGTCCTTCCATGGCGCTGTGAATATCCTCAACATATTGTAACTAAATAAGAATAACGATCTTATTCAGTTGATTACACTCCCACATAGAGCGACTCTGGGTGCAGGAAAACGATGCAACTCAGCCCCGGAGACGACGCCATGACCACCAAGACCAAAGCCCCCGCCAAAGCACCCAGCGAAGCTCTGCTGCTGGAGATCGCAGCAAAGCATTTCCACACCGTCGAGACGCTGGAAACCCGCAACCGCGACCGCCTCGACTTCCATGATGTCGCCGTTTGGTCCATCCGCGCAGCGCTCGAGGAGGCTTTTGAGGCCGGACGCCGCACCGTTTAAATCCCCACACGCCCATACCCCACTCCTGAAAGGACACGCACATGGCCATCGCCACCACTTCCGACACGACACGCATCTTCATCGACCGCAGCCGCTTCACTCAGGCCATGACCGTGCCCGCGCTGCAGGGCCACTTCAACGACATCAGCCTGAACGCTGAGGTCTTCGAGATGGCGGGCCGGATCGGGATCGACTGCCTGACGATCGAGTTGGCCGATGTTGTCCCCCTCCTGCAACAGCACGGGCTCATTTGAGCCCGCGCGCAAGCCTGCAACAAAACACTGCAACACGGAGACAGCCATGAGCACGCGCGCGCAGATCGCCATCCAGACCGGACCCGGAGAATGGGCCCACATTTATTGCCACTTTGACGGCTACCCCTCGCACATGCTGCCAGCGCTGGCGCCGTGGACGCCCGAGGACATTCTCGCGGCGAAGGAAATCCGGCAAGTGCGCGCGGACGCGCTGGACTGTTTTGATCCGCCCCGCGAGCCGCCGATCCTGCCACGCCCGACCTGCGAGCTCTGCCACCTCTACGTCTGGCGGGACGGAGGATGGGTGGAACTCGACCCTGAAGCCCGCGCCCCCGAAGGCGCAGCCCAATGACCAATCCCTCCCTGAACTGCCTGTCCGCAAGCGAAACCCTCGTCGATCTCGCCCGCCGCGAATGCGCCATCGGGTTTGATCTACGTTTTTGCCGAAGCGTCTCCGTGTCTGAGCATGACCGGGAAACCATCACCTGCGACCCGCCTAACGCGGCACAGCGCCATGAGGGGGAAACAGGCGGCATCGCACAATACGGACTGGATCGCTTGAGCGGCACATATAGATCATAAAGCAATGATATTGCTCATAATTACCTACGATAATCGGGGCTGTAGAGCGAATGTGATTGTACCAAAACGATGCAACTCACCACGGAGCCACCACCATGACCACCACCGCCGCCACCCTGATCGCAGACTTCCGCGCTGCCGCTGAAGAGATTGAGGCCCGCCTCGCGCCCAGCGCCTGCGCCACGATCGCCTCGCACAACTGGATCGTGATTGACGACTTCGGGCCCATGACCTTCACACTGACGCCCGAAGGCAAGAAACACCGCGCCACCTACACGGGCCATGGCCGCGCGCACAAGGTCAATCGCTTCACGCAGCATGATGCCGAGCGTCTGGCCCGCGCCTGCAACGCGCGCGCTGCCTTCTGGGCCGACGCTGCGCGCGAAGAGGTCGCCACGCTGCGCAGCCACATCGCCACGCTGGAAGCCGTCAGCGCCGCCTGAACCCGAACGGGCGGGGCCGAGCGCCCCGCCATCACTCACAACAAGGATCACAATCATGACCACGCACCCCATTCTGCCCAGCCGCAACGAGGACTACGGATTTTTCCGGGCCCTGACTGTTTGCCCCCATCGCGACCGCCGCAGCGCGGATGTCTGGACGCTCGCCTCGCGCATGATCGCTGCTGCCATCGGCGCCGATAGCGAGGACGAGATGATCGGCATCCGCGAGTTCCTCGACAGCCGCATGGGCCGCCACTTCGCCGACGATGTGGTCGGCAACATGATGGGCTGCAACATCGATACCGAGACTGCGACCGCATCCGCGATCCGCCGCTGGCAGGACTGGCGCATCAGCCGCAAGACCGAGCGCTGCGACGGGATCCCCGCAGGGCTGCCCTACCTGACGGGTTGGGTGCAGCACTTCGCGGTCGCGGCAAGCATGGCCGAGAGCGACTGACCCAGACCCCGACATCCCCATCACGACAGGAGGCCCAGATGCCCAAACTCACTGACACCCAGACCATCATCCTCAGCCGCGCGGCCACGCTCCCTGACAATCTAGCCATGCCGCTGCCCAAGGGGTTGCATGGGGCGGCGGCCAAGAAGGTCGTCACCATGATGATTGCGCGCGGCTGGCTCGAAGAAGTTGACGCCAATCTTCGGCGCGGCGAGCCGCTTTGGCGTGAGACCGGCGACGGACACGGCACCACGCTGGTCGCGACAGAAGCTGGCCTTGCCGCGATCGGGATAGAGTCGGTGGTGGCGACCACCATGAACAATCTGCGCAAGTCCAAACTGGCGCTGGCCTCTGCGCCGCAGGATGCAGCCGAAGCGTCGGCCGATCCTCCCACGCCCAAGCCTGTTGTCATCCGCGCTGGCACCAAGCAGGCGAAGATCATCGCGCTCCTACAGCGGTCTGAAGGGGCCTCTATCAGCGAGATCGTTGAGGTGACCGGTTGGGCTGCACATTCTGCCAGAGGCATGATCTCGGGCGGGTTAAAAAAGAAGCTCGGCTTTGAGGTCTCCACGACTTCTGACGAGCTGCGCGGTCGAGTTTATCACATCCGGTAATCAATATGATGGGCTTAACAGGCCGCTCCTGTCGATATGTTGATGCAGTCTTGCAAATCGAAAACTGACAGCGGATAAAAGTCGAGGGGTTATCGCCTGTTAACCTTCCTAAGTTGCGGCCTGCTCGCCGCAATTTTTCCCAACTCTGGACCAGCTTAGGCTGGTCCTTTTTTTATTGGCGATCGATCCCAGCGAACAGCCTGCGCAGGGCATAGCCACGGATTAACGATATTGAGGTGAAAACCAAACCCAGGGCAAGATTGTCATCAAGGCTTGGGTGCAAGCCGAACCATGGGAACACAATGATCTGCGTGACGATGGCCAGCACATAGCCCACCGCGACATTGGTGATGGCCTCGATCAGTGATCGGCGGCGAGACTGCATCACGCGGTCAGCCGATGCGATTTGAGTGCCCCGAAGGTCTCTCCACTTTCTGCCAAAACAGCCTCTTTGCCAGTAAAGGCCTGCCAGCGCTCGATTGCTACATCGACATAGGCCGGGTTCAACTCGATCCCGTAACACACCCGCCCTGTGGTCTCGGCCGCAATCAGCGTGGTGCCGGACCCCATGAAGGGTTCAAACACGGCCTGACCGGGGCTTGAGTTGTTCAGGATCGGGCGGCGCATGCATTCCACCGGCTTTTGGGTGCCGTGGACGGTGTCCGCATCCTGATCCTTGTTTGCGATCTGCCAGAGCGTCGTCTGTTTGCGATCGCCCGCCCAGTGGCCCTTGCCGGTCTTCTTCACTGCATACCAACAAGGTTCATGCTGCCAGTGATAATCGCCACGGCTCAGCACCAGCCGGTCCTTTGCCCAGATGATCTGCGACCGGATGT